TGTTGGCGAAATGTCAAAAGAAGAATTTTTGAGAAGAAAAGCTTCTGCAACACTAATTAAGAACACAGACAGTTTACTTTTACAACGAATAATGAGTATCTAACATGAAACTAGACAAAAAAACATTAAAAAAACTTATTATAGAAACACTTCAAAGTGAAGTAGACCTTAAAAGCATACCCGGTGGTGGCGAAGGCAGCGGAGTAGCTACTGGTATGTTAGAAGCCGTTGATTCATTTAAAAAAACATTAGAAGACAATGCAAAAAAACTAGAAGATATGCGTATTCAAAATGAAGAGCTTATGAAAAGTTTTAATGAAGTGCGCGATACTTTGAGAGCAGAAATAGAGCGAATCACACAAGAAGAATACGCAAAGCATAATAGACCACTCCCGTCAGCAGGTCCGAGCGAAGAAGAAATAGATATCCCAGATTGAAATCAACAATAGCTTGTGTTATACTTGGCCCTGTTAGTAGCAGGGCCATTTTATTTATGAGGTACTAATGCCAAAAATTGCTCACATTAGTGACACGCATATCAAAACGCTAAAGCAACATGATGAATATAACTTAGTTTTTAATAAAATTTATGAACACCTTCGGAATGAAGCAGTAGATTATATCGTTCACACCGGCGATATTGCTCATACAAAAACTCAAATCAGCCCTGAATTTGTTGATATGTGTGGCAATTTTTTTACAAAATTAGCAGAAATTGCGCCCCTGCATATAATTTTGGGGAATCACGATGGGAATCTTCGTAATAGCAACAGGCAAGATGCTATTTCGCCAATCGTTACAGCCCTAAATAATTCAAGGATTACGCTCTATAAAAATAGCGGCGAATATATTGTTAGCGATAACCTTTCTTTTAATGTTTTAAGTATTTTTGATAAGGAAGGCTGGGTTAAACCAAGCTCACAAGAACGTATCAATATTGCGCTTTATCACGGTTCCATCAATGGCGTAGTGACTGATACTGGTTATATCATTGAACATGGCGATGATGTAATCGACATTTTTGAAGGTCACGATTATGCGTTGCTTGGCGATATCCATCTAGCTAATCAAATTGTAGATCCAGATGGCCGTATGCGTTATGCTGGCAGCACGATTCAGCAGAACTTTGGAGAAACTGACGATAAAGGTTTTTTGATTTGGGATATCCAAGACAAGAATGTTTTTGATGTGCGTCATGTGTGTATTCCAAATCCAAAACCTTTTATTACGATTGAGCTTGGTCCCGAAGGCGAAATTGGTGACGCTTTATCTTTCCCTAAAGGCTCGCGCATCCGTCTTACCTCTAGGAATAACCTATCAGTAGATAGAGTTAAAAATGCTATTGATGCAGCAAAAGCGCGTTTTAAGCCAGAAAGTGTAACCTATGTCAATAAAAGTGTAGATTCTAAAGAAAACCTACAAGAAGTATCTAGCCTATCAAAGGCTATGAACCTTCGCGATCTTTCAGTTCAAGAAGAAATTATTCGCTCGTATCTTAAAGATTACAATCCAGACAATGAATCACTAGAAAAAATATTTGATATGAACAAACGCTTTAACTCCCAAGTAGAACAGGGGGAAGAGGTGGCGCGAAATATTAATTGGAAAATCCGCTCACTTGAATGGGATAATCTTTTTAATTATGGTGAAGGCAACAAGCTTGATTTTGATAAGTTAAATGGTGTTGTTGGTATTTTTGGAAAGAATTATATTGGCAAATCTTCAATTATTGATTCGCTAATGTATACAGTTTTTAACACTACATCAAAAAATAATAGAAAAAATTTAAACATTATCAACCAAAATCGCGAAAAAGGTCGTGGTAAAATTACTTTTGATATTAACGGGAATGAGTATGTTATTGAACGCACAAGCGAAAAATATACAAAAAAAAGTAAAGGCGTTGAAACAGTAGAGGCTAAAACCGATGTTACGTTCTCCGAGGAATCCGAAGACATTCATAATGGTTTGGACCGTAGCGATACTGATAAAAATATTCGTAGATTTGTTGGAACAGTTGACGACTTCCTTCTAACCTCTATGGCAAGTCAGCTAAATTCTCTAGCTTTTATTAGTGAAGGATCTACACAGCGTAAGGCTATCCTTGCTAAATTTCTTGATCTTGATATGTTTGAAGCTAAATTCAAATTAGCTAAAGGCGAGGCATCCGAAATTAAAGCAGTGCTAAAGAAGCTTGATAGCACCGATTATGATTCTGAAATAGAAAAAACAAAAGAAGATATTAAAAAAAGTGAAAACAGCATAAAAGAACAAAAAGATCTTGCCGAACTGGTACAAATAGCTCTAACTAAAAAACGAGAAGAATTTTTAGAGTTGGCAACATCTGTAAAAAGCATGAAATTAGATGTTGGCTCACCAGTAGATCTATTAGAGAAAAAGGCTGTTCACGAAATAACTCTAAAAGTAGTTAATGAAAAAATTAATCAACTGCGGCAAACTATAACAGAACTTGAGCAAAAGCGTATTTCTGTTAAAAATGATTTATCTGTTGATATTGAACAATTATTAAAGCAAAAAGCCACTATTGACTCTGCGTCAAAAGACTTAGAGAAACTAGAATTTGAATATAAAACACTGGCTGAAAACGCTAATCAACTTTCTAAAAGAATTGAATTACTGAACAATGTTCCATGCGGAGATAATTATCCAACTTGTCGTTTTATCAAGGATGCACACGATTCAAAAAACAAAAAACCAAACGTTGATGAGCAATTAGTTAAATTAACAAATCAAATTAATGTTAAAACAACCACTATAGACAGGAAGTTATTGGCTGAACTTGATACAAAAATTTCTTCCTACAACGCTGCGCTAGCTTTAGAAACCAAACTTGGTTTGCAGATTGATAACTCCAAGCTTGATCTAGAACGTCAACAAGAAAAATTAACTAATATTATTGCGGCTATTGCTGAATGTGAGGAAAAATTAGCACAAATTGAATTAAAAAAAGACTTAATTGCAAGCTTAGAAGAGCTGCAAAACAAAGAAAAGCTATGCAAGCTAAAAATTGGCGATTTGGAAAGAGAAGCGAACAGTATTCAACAACGTATTACTGCGCTATACAAAGATAACGGCTATCATGTTTCCAAGCTAGAAACACTTGAAGAACAAAAAATGGAGCTAGCAGAAAAACGTAAAGAATTCGCAGCTTACGACTTATATCTAAAAGCAATGCATCCCAACGGTATTTCTTACCAAGTAATTAAAAATAAGCTACCCATAATCAATGCAGAAATAAATAAAATGCTTGCTAACGTTGTAGATTTTCAAATATTTTTAGTAAACGATGATGATAAACTAGATATTATGATAAAACACCCAAAATATGATGCACGGCCTCTTGAAATGGGTAGTGGAGCAGAAAAATCTCTTGCTTCTATCGCTATACGTCTTGCGTTTCTAAATGTTACATCGCTTCCTAAAAGCGATATTTTCATCATGGACGAGCCGGGAACAGCGCTTGACAACGACAACCTAGCCGGTTTTATTCGTATCTTGGAACTAATTAAAGGGTACTTTAAGACTGTTCTCCTTATCTCCCATCTTGATGCGCTTAAGGATGCAGTCGATATGCAAATTAATATTGATCGGCAAGGAGGTTTTGCCTATGTCAATCAATAAGGAGATTTTTAACATGGGGATTATTGAAGATATGAAAAAAGAAGTAAAAAAAGAGATGAAAGAACAAGAGAATGATCGTGGTATACTAGACATCATTACAGCTAAAGCTATTTCAAGAAAGCTGTTAGTATGGGTTACTGCTTGTGTATTTCTAGGGCTAGGCAAGATTACACCAGACGAATGGACGGCTATTTCTTTAGGATATGTAGGCGTAGAAGGCTTTGCTGATCTTGCTTCTAAATGGAAATTTGGAAAATAAGGAAAATATAATGGAAAAAATAAAAACATTCTTATCACAATTTAAAAAATGGATCTGGGCTGTTGTTGCAGGAGTTGTTATTGCGTTTGTAGCATGGAAGCACCATGTAAAAAGCGAAGTAAAAGGCGAAACTACTGAAGACAAAGAAGCAAAGGCTAAACAAGAAGCGCAAGCTAAACAAAAAGAGCAGCTAGCTAAACTAGAAGAAGAACAAAAAGCCAAACAGGCTGCGCTAGATGCAGAAATGAAGAAAGCACTAGAAGCTGCTAAATTAGTAGAAGAACTAAAAAAGGCTGAACTAGAAACTCTAGCAAAACAAAATAAAGAAAAGTTTAAAAGCGAAATAACCAATAAACTTGGCATTAAAGAAAAAAAGAAAGGTAGGCCAAAGAAAAAATGATACTTAAAAAGTTTCTTGCCCTTCTGACCCTGTCAGCTTTGCTGGTGGGATGGACTCCTATTGCCTATGCCCGTGAATTAGAAGATGAACACTTTTCTGAGATTAAGGCTGGCGAATTAGCCGCAGAAGATGGCTATTTCTTTACTGAAGCTGCCGTGGCTAGAATGATAGCCAAACAAGAAACTAAACTAAAAGAATTAACTATAATAAAAGATACAGAAATAAAAAAATTAGAACTAAATTTAGAAACTGTAAGTAAAAAGAAAGAAATAGAGCTCTCTATTAGTAAAGAATTATATGAAAGCTTACTAAAAATAAAACAAGAAAGAATAGACCAGCTGGTTAAAGATCAAAGAGCTAATGATTGGAAACTAGCTGGTGGTTTTATGGCAGGTGTAGTTATATCAATCACCATATTTTATGCAGCAGTACAGGTATCTAAATGAAAAAAGATTTAAATTATATCGCAGCACTTGAAAAAGCTATAAGCGAAAAATATGGGCAAGAGGCAACAGCAAACCCAAAAGCTTTTTGGAGCCCAGAAAAAGAAAAAGAATACATAGAACAGATTAAAGAAACATACAAAAAAGAAAGCTTAGTCGAGAAGACTCAGGAAAAGGTAGATTTAGGCGGGGTTTTAATAGCAAAGAAACTAATTAATAAGAACGCAAAAAGGCAATGTGAATACTGTAAAAAATATTCATTTAATAGAGATGATGACGTTTACCTAACAAAGTTCTCCAGTTGCCAGATTTGTTATATAAAATATTTTGAAGGTAGATAATAAATGTCTTATAGACTAAAAGTAAAAAATAACAAAAATAAAAATCTTCAAGAGGCAGATGTTGGCAATCTTATGCTTGTCGGTGGTTTAGCTGGAACAGTATTAGGCGCTACAATAATACTTTTAGCAACAAGATTAGGGATTAAAAGTAAAGCTCGACAAATGGCAGCTGCTGAAAAAATTAGGGCCGTTGTTCAAAAAAATAGTCCAGATATTGATATCAAAAACTTAAGTGCTGCAAAAGTGGGCGAAATTGTGGCTCAAGAGTCTGAACAAATTGCAAACCTTGTTCGCGAGGAAGGCGTTCAAGTCAGCCAACAGGAAGTTAAAGAGAAAGTCAAAGAAGCAGCTAAAGCTGCTCAATCTGCGCAACAGAGCGCACCGGCTGAAAACCCAAATACCCCAAAGACTAATATTCAGTTTTTAAAACCATATCAAGAACAATCACCGCAAGCTAGAACAGAAATAATGAAATATGTTATTAGCAATTTTAGTACACTAGACGCGAAACAAAAACAAAAATATATGGATGATCAAACTGTTTATGCAAAACAGTTTATTAATAAATTTAACGAACTAGGCAGTAAGCTCAAAAAGCCAGAAGATTTAAATTTAATAGGAAAAGAGTTAAGCAAAGCAGCGGAAGAACAACCAGCAACGCAAGCGGCCGAAAAAAGCAAACAATCCCCTAAAAAAGGCGAACAAGCCAAGCAGGCGGCTGCGCCAGCCGCACAAGCCAGTGAAAAAACAAGTAAAAAAGTACCAGCGCGTTTTGGAGCAACGGTAGAATTTCTAGAAAATAGTCTTCCAAATTTGAACATTAAATGGAAAAATAATAAAGAAGCTGTCATACTTATTATGAAAGCTTTGAATGATGCAGCTAATGCTGGGCTGATATCAGATATCCCCAAGGTCACTGAAAAACCAGTTAAAACTGCTGCGATAACCGAAACTCAAAAAAGACAAAATAAAAACAATCCTAAACCTACAAGAAGAGTACCCCCACGTGCTACTGGTCTACAGTTCATATTAAATAATCTTTTTAAGGAAAAAGTTTTTAAGGATTTGTTTAGATTAAAACCTGAAGTTAGAGAAGCTATAGAAAAATTATTTACTGGTCTTGTTAGTAAAAAAGCAGAAACCTCATCTACAACTTCTCAACAACAGCCAGTTAATCCTACCGCTACTCCACCACCAGAAGCGATTCAACAACAAGCAGCAGAACCAGCTGCTCCCCCAGTAGCTGCCAATCATGAGAAACAAACAAATCCTGCTATACCACTAGCGGCACAGGTAAAAGAACCAGAAACTTCTAGCGAGCAAAATTTGGCAGCACAAGATTCGCAAGATATAGATAAAGAACTACGTAAAAAATATTTTGATATCTATTGGACAGGCTTACTGGCAAGAATAGAAGAATTTGTAAAAAAATACTCGGTTGGCGAAAATACCAAAAAAAGTCTTATTGACGCTGCTAAAAAATTACTTGATAAAAAAATAGATGATATAGATATTAAGCCTGAAGATTACAGTTGGCTTTTGGTTTTAAATCCCGATGGATCGACATACAATTATGAACTGGCCTATTTTATAAAAGACAGAATTCCCGAAATAGAAAGTCTTTCTCAATATAAAAAACAGATTTTAAAAAAATACTCGGTTGACGAAGGTCTATTCCAAAAATTTGCAATTAATAAAAAAATTAACAATAGCAAACAGCTATTTACATTTGATGGCAATAAATTTAAAAAATATAACAGAGGATAAACAATGGCTCTATCAATATATGATGTAGTAAAGGGCATTTCGCAAGCGATTCACAACAAACACCACGGCGCGCTTGATGAAAACGGCGAGCTAGTTGAGGTTGGGCTAAAACGCGAAGAACAACCAATCCGCGATCAAAGAGTGATGGATGGCTTTGGTGTTGCTTTCCACGGTAATATGTTAATTGTTAAATACAACAGTTTTGAACCGCTAACAAACCTTCACGAAAAACGTTTTGAAAAAGAGATTGAACGCCGTATAGAAGAAGTAAGAAAGTTTATTGTAAAAGAATTCAATAAAACTACTGGTCAAAACCTACGTTTAAAAGAACTAGATGAAGTAAAAGTGCTTGTAGAAACGGGTAATCGGGTAAAAGCACTTGTAAAAGCCATGATGGCTTATGAAGTACTAAATCTAAAAGAAGTTACACCAGTTGGCGACTCAGCTAAATTGCACGCTACTGGCAACTTAGAAAAAATGAAAGAATATTTCGGCAAACAAGAAAAAGCCGTAAAAAAAGTTAAGCTAGCCAACGTGACGCGTAAAGATAAATAAGTGAGTGTATAAATGTCAGACGAGTTATCTATCGAGGAGATTAAAAAAGAAATAATTAAATGTGGTAAAAACCCTGCTTATTTTCTTAAGAATTATGCCAAAATCTCCCACGCAGATAGAGGCGTCATACCCTTTAAAACTTATGACTTTCAAGATGATTTACTAGATAAATTTCGCGATCATCGTTTTAATATAATAGTAAAAGCCCGCCAACTTGGTATTTCTACCATCTGTGCGGGCTATATTGCTTGGCTAATCCTGTTTTATCGCGAAAAAAACGTACTTGTTATGGCTACAAAGTATGGTACAGCAAGCAATATGGTAAAAAAAGTCAAGTTTATGATTAAAAACGTACCAGATTGGTTAAAGATAGCGACAGTCAAGATTGATAACAAACACTCATTTGAACTAACTAATGGTTCGCAAATAAAAGCAATCCCAACTAGCGAAGATGCTGGTCGTTCAGAAGCTGTATCGCTACTTGTTGTAGACGAAGCTGCACACGTCGATAATATGGATAGCATATGGACAGGTCTTTACCCAACTATTTCAACTGGTGGTCGTTGTATTGCTCTTTCTTCGCCTAACGGTATCGGCAATTGGTTTCATAAAACATACGAAGACGCTGAAAACGGTCAGAATTTGTTTATTCCAACCTACCTGTCTTGGGATGTACACCCAGAACACGATCAAGAATGGTTCGATAATGAAACAAAAAATATGTCAAAGCGCGAAATTGCACAAGAATATTTGTGTAACTTTAACGCTAGCGGCGAAACAGTTATCGATCCAGACGATATGGAACGCTTACGCAAAGGTGTAAGCGAACCAAAACATAAATCATGGGTTGATCGTAATTATCACATATGGAAACCACATAACCATCAAGGAAAATATTTATTAGTCGCAGACGTTGCCCGTGGTGACGGTGAAGATTATTCTGTTTTCCATGTTATCAATGTTAGCACAATGGAACAGGTAGCAGAATATCAGGGAAAAGTAGAGCCTGATCAATTTGCTAAGCTGTTAGTTGATGTTGGCAAAGAATACGGAAATGCACTTTTAGTTGTTGAAAATAACAATATTGGTTTTACAGTAGCGCAGCGTATTGCAGAAAGTGGTTACCGCAATATATATTATTCAAATAAAACAACGCACGAATATATTGAGCCAAATGTTGCTATTGGAAATAGTAGCGCAGTGCCCGGCTTTACAACTTCTGTTAAAACAAGACCACTAATTATAGCTAAGTTAGATGAAATTATAAGAAATAATGCTATTCAAATCAACAGTGCAAGACTAGTTAGAGAATTAGAAAAGTTTATTTGGGTTAATGGTAGGCCAGAAGCTCAAAAAGGTTACAATGACGATCTTGTTATGTCTCTAGCTATTGCTTGCTGGGTTCGGGATACAACTTTAATTAACAACCAAAAAGATGTAGAATTCAGTAAAGCTATTCTTGGTTCAATAACAAAAGCAGGAAGTAATTTAAATACAACTATAAAAGGCATGAATAATTTTAAAGAGTTAGAGTACAATTCAAATAAACAAATGTATAAAGACTTTTTATGGTTAATAAAAGGATAAAATATGGCTAGTCAAAATAACGCACAAAAAAAAAGTAACAAAAACATTAAAAATCCTGAATCGCCATTATTCAAAAGTCTAACAAGATTATTCTCTGGTCCGCTTGTTAATTTTAGACAACAGGCACAACTCCGCTTTAGACGCCGTGATTTAAATAAATTTAATTTTAATAGCGCAAGCGGCAAACAGTTTCAACGAACAAGTTATAATCCATTTGATGCAATTCAAGCCAATATTATGGCTAATCAAACTCGCGCAGAACGTTATAGCGACTTTGATCAAATGGAATACACCCCAGAAATAGCCAGCACGCTTGATATTTATGCGGATGAAATGACTACACACAGCAGCATGAATAAAATGTTGCATGTAAAAACCTCAAACCAAGAGATTCGTGGCATCTTAGAGTCGCTTTATTATGACATTCTAAATATTGAATTCAACCTTTTTGGTTGGTGCCGCACAATGTGCAAGTTTGGCGATATGTTTTTATATCTCGACATTGACCCAGAATTAGGTATTAGAAACGCTATTGGTTTACCTTCTCAAGAGATTGAGCGCCTTGAAGGGCAAGACAAAACTAACCCAAATTATGTTCAATTTCAATGGAACAGCGGTGGCTTAACATTTGAAAATTGGCAAATAGCGCATTTTCGTATCCTTGGACAAGACAAATATGCTCCATACGGCACTAGCATTCTAGAGCCCGCACGTCGTATCTGGCGTCAGTTGAATCTTCTTGAAGACGCTATGATGGCGTACCGCATTGTTCGTGCTCCTGACCGTAGAGTTTTTTATATTGACGTTGGGAACATAGCACCAGAAGACATCGAACAATATATGCTTAAAATTCAAGCGCAAATGAAGCGCAACATGATCGTAGATCCAAGCACTGGCCGTGTTGATCTTCGCTATAACCCTATGAGTATTGATGAAGACTACTTTGTTCCTACACGCGGTACTTCAAATACAAAAATTGACACTCTTGCTGGTGGTAATTTCGTAGGTGATATTGATGACGTTAAATATTTACGCGATAAGTTATTCTCTGCATTAAAAATTCCACAATCATACTTGGCCAGAGACGACAAAGCCAGCGAAGACAAAACAACTCTAGCACAAAAAGATATTCGTTTTGCTCGCACAATCCAAAGGCTACAGAGAGTGCTAGTCGCTGAACTTGAAAAAGTAGGTATTATTCACTTATTTACACTTGGTTACCGTAATGAAGATCTTTTAAACTTTAGCCTTTCATTAAACAATCCTTCAAAAATTAGCGAATTACAAGAACTTGAACATTGGAAAACAAAATTTGAAGTCGCTTCGCAAGCTAAAGACGGCTATTTCAGCAAACGTTGGATTAGCGAAAACGTATTCAATCTTTCTGAAATGGAATTTAAAAAAATTCAAAGAGAGATATATTACGATAAGCAATTTGAAAAATCTCTTGAGCAGATTGGCGCAGCAGAAGGCGCTGCTGCTGGTGGTGAAGGTGGAGCAGCTGAATCGCTAGCTGGCGCTCTTGGCGGCGGCGAAGAAGCAACCGCCCCAGCCGAAACCGCAGAAACGCCAGAAGAGGCAGGCCCAGTTGGGGTAGCAGAATTACCCGCAGCAAAACGCCGCGATGATAAACCAGATATGAGAAGCTCTATGTCAAAGAAAGTCTCTTCTTATATGCGTAGCGAAGCCAACCCAGAGGGCGCTAGCAGAACAACTTTCCGTACTATGATTCCCGGCTACGATAAGCTATCTGGTCTTTACGAAGGAACTAATTATATAAGAAATGCGCAAGATGAAAATGAAAAAAGATTGCATGAAGTCAATCAGGACATAAAAAATCTGTTGACAACTTTGGAGAAAAAGAATGCAAAATAAACTAGAAAAACCAAAACATAAACATAATAAAAAACGTAATACAGCCTTTCTTTTTGAATCTTTAGTTAAAGAATTAACTAAAACGGTAATATATGAAAATAAAGAAAAGCAAAAGCATTTATCAAATCTTATAAAAGAGTTTTTTAACAAAAACAATATTCTTTACAAAGAGTTGTCACTCTACAAACAGCTTTACGAAACAAAAGAATTTCCAAAAGAAATAGCTGAAAAACTTATTGATACTGTTATCAAGCAGCACGAAAAGCTGAATGAGACTGACATATACAATGAACAAAGCAGATTAATAGCAAAAATTAATAAAAACTTTGGCGCTCAGATATACGATAATTTTGTTCCAAATTATAAAACTCTTGCAACAATTTCACAAATTTTTAATCGTTCTTTAGAACCAAAACAAAAAGTTTTACTTGAACAAGAACTACTAAATAATATAACTGGAAAACTTATAACAGAAAATAAAAATACTGAGGTTTTTGATAGTTCTGTTATATCAAGATTCGTAGAAAGATTTAACGAAGCATACGGCGATTCACTTTTGACTGAACAAAAAAATTTATTGTCAAAATATATTAATGCAACTGAAGACGATGTAGAAATAAAACTCTTTTTAAATGAAGAGCTAACGCGCTTAAAGGGCGAATTAAGCAAATTAAAGAATTCTGAAGGCAATGAAACATACACAAAAGTTTATGAATCATTAGAAAATTTAAAATTATTAGACATAAATGAAGATGTAATTAAAAAGATTATGTATGTTCAACAGTTTATCCATGAGGCTAAAAATTAATGCCAGAATTAAAAATAAAAACTCCAGATGCAGGGAGTTTGACATTAAAAATAGCTCCAAAGAAAACTAAAAAAGTTTCCTTAGCTATTCGTAAAACTCTTGATGGCAATTTAATTATTCAAGACCATCATAATATGAATATAGTGGTAATGCCAGAGAAAGGAAAAATTGTTTCTTTTCCCAAGGGCGAATTTAATCAAGATTGCTATGCTGATCAAGACCAGTTGTTTTCGTTCTTAACACAAACTGGTGTTATTTCCGCAGATAGTATTGTTGGCGGTAATATATATGGTTCGCTAGAAGCAAAATTTACTATGGATAAAAAGTTTGAAGAAGAGCCGTTAGATGTTGTTATTTTAAACATAACAAACTTTTTAAGCAAAGACAAAGCCGAATACAGTATTCGTAAACGCTTTATTGATGATCTTGAACGAGAACTTTTAGCGCCAGACGAAGAAACAAGCACAGATCTTGGCGAAATTCCACAAGAAAAGTTCAAAGGTTCTATTCCGAAGTATGGTTTCCCAACTCGCGGTATTTATCGATACAACTACTAATATTTTAGGAGAATAATATGAAGATTACAAAAAGTTATTTGCAACAAGTTATTAAAGAAGAATTACAAAAAATTAATGAACAACAAGAAATACAACAAGAAATTTTAGGAAATTTATTTGGTAATAAAGAAGTAAAAAATATGATGACTAGTGCTAAACATATGCTTGAAAAAAGAAATCTTCAAGGCGTTTGTTCCGTATTGGCTAGTTCGCCAGAGTTTAAAGAGTACGGCGGTACTTTAAGGCAAATCCCAGATTTTATAAAATCAATATCAAATTATAAAGATATACTAGAAAAAGCCAAATTCGGTCAAAAATGTTTTGATTTTGCTCATACTTCAGGCTTTAAACTATTAAGGTCTAATCAAATGCGCAATTTTAGGAATAATGAAAAGGGTGGCAGTGAAATGGGCAATTTATTAGAAGAAGCAATAAGATTAATTGAAGTTTGTTTCAAATTATCGCCATCAGCAGCATCAAAATAATATGTTTTTATTTTCTTTCATATTAGCCTGTTATGGCATGACAATGATCGCGGTCTATGGCAAAATATTTGACGCTATTAGACCGCAACATCATTTTTTTAAATGCACGATGTGTATGGGCTTTTGGGTAGGCGTCATAAATACAATTTGTTTTTTTAATATGCCATTTAGTTGGTTTATTGGTGGCTGTATCAGTTCTGGGGCTTCTTACTTCATAAGCCGTCTTGTAGACGATGACGGAATAATGATAAAAGTAAAAACTAATAAAAATTAATTACTATTTATATTATTATGAAAATTACAAAATCACAATTAAAAAAGCTAATCATGGAAGAAATAGGCGGTATGCCGTCAAGATCCGGACAAGGCAATGTATATCCCGGCGCAGGATATATAAAAAATTATCCAGATGGTCAGCCTATTGATAATAGAACATACCAACCATATGCAGGTCGTGAGCCATATGAGGTAGACGCCCCAAAGACACATATAAAAGATGGTGAAACCTATGTAACGCAGGGTAAGAACGTGTTCGCGCTTGTATTTGATAACCCTGAACTAACAAGCGGAAGGGTGGTGCCAGTTGGAGAATATAAATTTACAATTGATAATGGTGTTATTAACTGGTTTGATAACGCCCCAGCAAATGTTAGATTTGATGCTAATCTTGAAAAGCAAATTTTAGATTTTAGCGGAAGAGAATAAAAATGTTAAAAAATACAAGTGTAATGATGGAAAACATTCTTGTTGGTAAATGGCGTATTGCTTCAACAAACTGTCGTCGTTGCTGCTCTGGTAGCTGTAACAAGCGGGTTGCGCCCGCTTAAATGGTGAATAATAAATGTCTAACAATCTTTTACGTGAATATTTTGAATTGTGCCCGAATGGAACGTGCCAAGATCTTTTAACAGAAGCCGAAAAACTTGATGTTAAAAATAATGGTACCATGTATCTTACTGGCAAAATTCAAGAAGCAGATGTAAAAAACGGTAACGGTCGTAAATATAGCGAACGTATACTTCGTAGAGAAATTGAAAAATATCAACAAGTTATTGCAGAAAATCGTGCGCTTGGC